AACGATAGAGGCTTTAGTGCATTCTGTTTCAATCCTATCAGCAGTTTTAAACCTGAATTCCATCCAGTGGAGATCATTGACATCTACAAAGATGTCAAATGGTACTTTCCCAAACTCAAACCTGGCCAGATGCTGGCAGTACCTGTGGAATCAGAAGTTGACAAACCTTTGTGTGTATTTTTTGTTAAAGATATCAGCAGAGTTAGCGAAGTAGTCGATTATGGAAAAGCCTGGTAAGATAATAGGATCCAGTGAACGCACATATGATCCTACGGATCCTGCCTTGCAAGATGCATTGGATCGTGTTATACTGTTGTATCACTTAGGCAAAAAGTAAATATGAGTAAACTAGATATTGCAAATGAAATGCGGGCTTTTGATTCTAAAGATCGTGGATTCTACGATAGCCTCACTGAGGAAGAAGTTAAAAAGTTCAGTACCTATCTCATGCTCAAATGGGGCGGCAGTGTTGATGGTTCGCCAGAACTTCAAGAATGGTATTTGCGTGTTCAAAATGAAAGAGTTAACTTGAATTTCTTTGACTTGGGCAAGCATCCTAAGTTACAATGGCTATTGTGTACTACAGTTAGCCCGGGCATGGGCTCCAAACGTCACTATTGGCTCAGTGGCAATAAGAAGAAAGGTGACCAACGTGCATACAAGTTTGTTGAAGAACATTTTCATGGGCTAAAGCCCAAGGAAATTGAAATAATGGTTGAACTAAACACCATGGAACAGTTCAGAGAAATGGCCCGTGACATGGGCTGGGATGAAAAAAGAATCAAAGCAGAACTATGATCTCGGATATACTTGATGTATGGAAATCAACTAAAGTGCCAGCAGCAGATCCTAAACATGTATGCAAATTTTGTAACAAAGGATTTACTAAAGAGTCCACTTTAGTTAGCCACGCCTGCGAAAAGAAACGCAGACATCAACAAGAATCAGAAACTGGCGTGCAATGGGGTTTTAGATCCTATGTATTGTTTTATAACAGCACACAAACAACATCTGCACCCAAGAACTATCAAGACTTTTGTGACAGTCCTTACTATACTGCATTTGTAAAGTTTGGTAGATATTGTGTTGACCTGCGTTGTATAAATGTATCGTCATTTACGCAATGGCTGTTGAAGAACAATAAAAAGTTGGACTACTGGACATCCGACAAACTCTATGACGAGTGGTTGTATACACATCTGCGCACAGAGTCTGTGCAGGATGCGCTGGAGCGCGGGCTCAAAGAAATGCAAGAGTATGCAGAAAGTAACCCAGATTTAAAGAATGGCTATGTTGACTACTTTAAGTATGGCAACGTTAATAGAATATGTCACCATATAGCAACAGGTCGTATTAGTCCCTGGGTGGTGTTTAACTGCAATTCTGGTGTGGATTTTCTCGGCAGTCTAGATGAAGAGCAAGTTAAGATAGTTATTAATTGGATCGAACCATCATTTTGGAATACCAAATTTAAAGACAGTACCCAAGACGTAACATGGGCTAAATCTATTTTAACAGCAGCAGGACTATGAAATTTAACAGTGACGTTGACATTGACTTTGCTGACAGGCAAAAAATACTCAAGGTGATTCCTCATGTGGCCGCTAGTATTTCTCCCGATCGAGGACATAACACTGGAATCTACGTTACTGAAATTCCGCGCGACCCTGTTACTACCCGTGCAGCCATAGACTATCATCAAGCAGAAGCAAGAGGCTATGTAAAGCTGGATTTTCTGAATGTTAGTTTGTATAACCAAGTGCGCAATGAAGAGCATCTAATAGAGTTAATGCAGCAGGATCCTCCATGGCATAGACTCTATGAACCAGAGTTCTGTGCGCAGTTAATACACATAGGCAACCACTATGAAACATTAGTTCGTATGCCCGAAGCTGTAAACAGTATTCCCAGACTGGCCATGTTCTTGGCTATCATACGTCCTGCCAAGAGGCATTTGATCGGCTTGCCTTGGGCCGAAGTTGCTAAAACTGTTTGGGAAAAGCCCGCAGATGACAGCTACTATTTTAAAAAGAGTCATTCAGTTGGTTACAGCCACTTAGTGGTTGTAAACATGAATCTAATTAATTAGTCTTTCTCACCAGCGTTATGGAACGTCGTTTGCTACGTTTAGACGCCATCTCTTTAAGATTTATCTGAGGGCCAACTCGGATATCTACGTCTTTGCTGTTCATAGTTTTAACACAAAACTTGAACTCTGCCCAGTCTTGTTTTAAAAAAACGTTAATAGGAATAATCCTATTGCTTTCCCACCACCACTGCTCGCCTAGTTCTAAAAAGCGTTTCTTTTGTTCTGGTGCGCGAAGGCTACCAAAATCATAGATAGTAGTGATTTGTTCGTCACAGTTTTGTATTATGCCAATATACTCATTTCCGCCATAGACAAGAAACGTTATAAAGGGATATTTGTCGAGTAATGTTTTTATTTCTTCCACTAGGATAAATATTAAAATAATGATATCAATCTATTTATATCCGAACTCAGTGGAGGTTCAATTTTTGGATCCTACTATTTTTACCAGAAGGAATTTGCACATGTACGACCGTCCTGTTAAGATATATCAGGGAATTGATAACCCAATACAAGTAAGGGTCAAGAACCAAGATCAGAAGCGTATAGATGTAACGGGTTATAATGTGCAAGTCGATATCAATGATCCCCTAAATAGCCAACAAATAGAAACTTATACACTAGATTTCAGCAGCAATGTAGGTGGCAACATTGCCATTGGTCTAGGGTCGTTTACAGTCAGTAAAGCCACTGTTGATGCGTTAGATCAGCGTATATACAAGCTGGCATTTAGAATAATAAACACAGAAGACAGTTCTGAAAAGCCATTGTACACCGATGGCAACTATCAGGTTCCGCTGGACCTAATAGTAGAGCCCGGCTACTACAGCCAACCATAAATATAAAAATAACTTATTAGGATTGATATGAAAATTTCCGACTTACTCAGACAGCTAGCCGATACTATGGAGCGAGACGATGCTAAAACACCATTGTCAATGGCCTCAGGTGAAGAACCTCAAACTGCCGCAGTAGCACAAGGCGAAGACGAACCAGAATTTAATACCATGGTTTCCCCGTTGCAGCAAAAAATGGAATTGTTGAAAAAGAATGCTGGTGTTGACAGCGTGTTTGACACCACTGGCAAAGAGGACGAATTAGAATTACTCAAGAGAAATGCTGGATTACCACAAAAACTAAATCAAATTGCCGCAGATGATTCAGAATCGGCTTAATTAAAAAGGATACCGATTGTGACTACATACATAAAAAAGATTAGAGCTGGTCTAGTACCAAATGCGTCCGTTGATACATATGTTGGCGATCCTGGGACAATTTTTTACGATCCGGCAGTTGGCGCCTTTCACCTAAGTGATGGAGTTACACCAGGCGGCACCGCATTAAGCGGCGGCGGCCCAATGGACAGATTGGTTAACAATGGTCATAGTTTAACATTGGGACCAACTGGCAACTTAACATTGCCAAGTGGACACAGTATTGGTGGTAATATTGATGGATCCGAGGGCATTGCTTTAACCACCAACCGTGGCACAGTATTGTTTGGTAATACTCCTGAATGTGTACCAACTGGACCAAGTCACTTCCACATCATGAAAGCAAATGAGGCTGACACGGATTTGTTCTTTGGTGACGATTTTAACTATGTTAAATTACCCGGCGATAATTATGGTACTGATCGCGACTATGGTGTAGAGATTGGTACAGGTGCCACAAACACCTGGCGTTTTGACCTAACAGGTAATCTAACACTACCACAGACTGATATGACAGCAAGTCCAGCACCATCAAGCTGGCCCGGTATTACTTTCAGTGACGGTACATTCCAGAACACATCTGCTACTGCTGGTGCTGCCAATATTGGCAACTACTTGTTTGAGGCCGATACACTAAACATGCCACTTAATGCCAGATTAAATTCAGGTGGTGTTGGCGTTGCTAATAGTGCAGAGTTTGGTACATCAGTTACGGTATCAACATCAACTGTTGTTAATAGTGAAATCTATATGGGATCCGGCTACGGTGAATTCCGTAG